TCTCCCGCGCGGCAACCGCGGCCTGCGCGGCGGGAATGTCCTGCCCGGCCTCGGCGAGGTGCTCCGCCCGGTCCTCCAGCTTCTCGGCCTCGGCGGTCAGTTCGCCGCGGACGCGATCGATCTGGGCCTGGACCTCGCTCACGCGCGGTCCGTTCGTGCAGCTGGCCAGCTCGTTACGGAGCCCGGCCAGTTCAGCGACGCGATCATGCATCGCGACTCTCCTCACTGGGGGAAGTGACCCCGGGCCGCCGCACCCTCAACGACGGCCCGGGGAGCTGGCGGGATCAGTAGCCGGCCGCCGGGATCAGGCCGGTCCCGGAGACGACCGAGATGGCCTCCGGGCGCCGGTTGCCCATGAAGGCGAAGTAGTTCCACACCTGGAAGCGCACCTGCAGCGTCCCGGAGAGGACCTCCTGGAGCACGCGGGTGCGCATGCTGCCCTCGAACAGGTAAAGGTCGGAGGTGCGGGCGGTGATGATGCGGGTCTCGTTGGTGCCCGCGCCGAGGTTGGAGGGGATGTTGCCGTCGGTCAGGACCGGCAGCGCCATCACGCGGCCGGCAGGGCCCTCGGAGACGGCGCCGGTCTGGAGTCCCAGGACGTTGAAGCCGGTGCCGCTCTCGATCTGCACCAGCGGCCGGTTGGAGCTGTCGAGCTGGGAGGCGATCCAGTACCACATCGACGGCGTCATGAACGTCGCCAGGGCGGGCATCTTGCGGTTCTTCTCGACCTGGGATGCGGCCTGTGCGAACGACGGCCACAGCTCCGGCAGGGTCGGGCTGGCGTCGGTGTAGGTCACCGAGTTGAGGCTGCCGACGTTCAGGATGCCGGTGGCCTGGCCGGCCGAGCCGGAACCGTTGATGACCTGCAGGTCCAGCTTCATGTTGTAGTCGGCGATCAGGTCCGAGAAGATCACCTCGTCGAAGGCGATCGGGGACTGGTCGAGCAGCTGCAGCGCCACGTCCTGCTGACCGGCGATGGTGCGGACCGGCGCGCTCACCGACGTGTCCGTCAGGTCCTGCGAGGTGACGGCAGCGGCGTCCGCGGTCTGCACACCGACGGCGGTACCGGTGGACACCTTGGGCAGGTTGATGGAGTCGGTTCCGGACGGCAGCGTCAGGTTGCGCACCGAGTTGGCGATGGTGCGGCCGAACCGCGGCAGGTCGATGTACTCGTCGACCATCCACAGCGGCGGCACGAAGTAACCGCCCTGCCCGTCCGTGCGGTTGGGGTTGGTGCGGCGCTCGAAAGCGGACTCGGCGACCCGGTCCGAGACGCCCTCCAGGCTCCGGATGCCCTTCTCGGCGGCGGCGTCACGCGCGGCCAGCCGGCGGGGCAGGTCGACCTCGATCTCCTCGCCGTGCCGCCGCAGGCGCTCGCGGGCGGCGGCCGGACCGCCGTCCCCGTCACCGCGGTTGAGCTCCGCGCGGGCCAGGTCCAGGAAGTACGAGTGCCGGGCCTCCTTGGCGTAGGTCTTCGGCTCGGAGACGACCTCGACACGGCCGACGCTGTACCGCTTGGCCATGTCGGCGGCAGCGTCGTCGCGCTTCTGCTGCTCGTCGAGTTCGACCATCCGCGCGTCGATCTCGCGGATCTCCTTCTCGATGGCGTCGAAGCGTGCCTGCTCGTCGTCGGTGGGGTTGCGCTTCTCTGCGGTGGGCGTCTCCAGAACGCGGTCGAGCTCGGTCTTGCGCTCGGCACGCCGTTCGATCAGGCCCTGCATCAGGGTGTTGGGCATGGTCGTCCTCTCGGGAACGGGGGATGGGCGGTGGCGTGCCTGCGGCTCGGGTGGTGGTCCGGGTGACGGGCCAGGTGGTGCCCCGGGTGCGGGGTCCGGCGTGGCGGTCGGCGCGGCTCCGGCGCGATGGCAGGCGGTGAAACTCAGAGGGCCAGCGCGCGGGCGCGGGCCTGCAGCAGGCCGAGGGTGGGCCCGGAGGGGGCCGGCTCGGCGGGGGTGAACTCGGTGGCGAGGCGATCGAACACCTCGCGCCGCTGGTCCGGCGTCAGCCGCTGCAGCTGCGCGGACACGTCACGGGAGTTGAGGGTCGCGCCGGCCGTGTTCGGGTTGGCGCCGTAGTTGACGATGCTGACGTCGCCCTTGTTGAGGGAGACCTCGAGGATGTCCCGCTGGTCGAAGTCCGGGGACCACTGCTGGCGGGTGATCCAGAAACCGAACGACATCTCGTCGACGTCGCCGCGGTCCATCGCCGAGCGCAGCGCCTGCACGTGCGGGCTCGCCGGGTCGAGGTCGGCCTCGGTGTGCAGGCCGGTGTCGTCCTCGGCGAGCCGCATCGTCCCGGACTTGGTCCGGGCGAGCGTGAGGCCAGCGTGGTTGACGAGGAACGGCACGTCCGCGCTCTCGGCGAGGGTCTTGGTGAACGCGCCCGCGCGGACGACCTCGGTGAACGGGCCGAGCCAGTCCTCCATTTCGTAGCCGATCTCGGTGATGCAGGCGTAGCCGGTGAACGTCAGGGCGTCGCCGCCGGTCCCGTTCGCCTTGGCACGGAGCTCGACATCGCGGAACGGGACGGCGCGGTGCTGCAGATCGGTGGGCCGCTCGGCCCGCACGGACAGGTCAGGCATCGCGGCCTCCTACTTCTTCGGCGGGGGCGCCGGGGGATCGACAGGCGGTGGGGGCTCTTCGGGCGCGCCGGCATCGCCGGCGTGCGCGCTGTTGAGCGGAGCGGCGATGTCGTCGCCGCCCTCGATCGGCGGGAGCTTCTCCTTGCCGCGGATCTCGTTCTGGGTCATGCCGCCGATGGTTCGGGCCGTGGCGTACCAGGACCAGCGGCCGGCGGTGTCGGTCCGCTCCAGGGCCGAGGTGTCGAAGATGGCGTCCTGGCCGCGCGGCAGCATGGCGGTCCAGGCGTCCTCGAAGGTCCCCAACCAGTCATCCAACGTCCATACGCGGAATCCCAGGGCCTGCTGCTCGATGCCGGTGCCCCAGCTGGTGGTGCGGTCGACCTGCCCGAGCATGTGGGGCGGGATCCCGTACAGCATCGCCATGTCGAGGTTCTGGGCGGCTCGGGTGCCCAGGAACTGGGCGTCCTCGGGGGTGACGCTGATGTTCGTCCAGGCCGCGCCGCCGGACAGGACGCCGATGGCGTGCGCGTTGGCCAGCCCCGAGTGCGAGGCTTCGAAGCCTTCCTTCATCTGCCGGGCACGCGTCTTGTCGAGGTCGCCGGGCACCGTGATCACGCCCGTCATGTGGGCGCCCTTCCCGAAGTACTGGGCGCCGTACTGCTCGGCGGCCAGCCCCAGGCCGATGGCCTGCCGGGCGTAGCTGACCGGCGAAATACCGGTGGGTGACCCAGCCATGCACATTCCGGTCAGGTGCAGCATGTCGTTGGGGTTCTCGACCGTGATCCGGTTGACCTCGTAGTCGCGGCCGCCGTCGTCGTTCATCGTGACCTTGACCTGGTCAGGGTGGAGGACGGCGATCCGTGACGGGCGGAACAGGTAGTCCCGGGCGGTGACGATGCCGTACCCGTTGCCGCGCAGCAGCAGGGAGATGGCCAGCTGCTTGAGTCCGGCGCGGCGGGTGGGGAAGCGGGTGTTGCCGGCTCCGCCGAAGGGGTCGGCGACGATCGTCGGTGCCGTCGGGGTCGGTACTTGGACGCCGTCGCGCGTGATCATCGCGTTCAGCGGCAGCCGGGCGATCGCCGAGGCCAGGATGCGCACGCACGCCTGCAGGGCGATCAGCTGCATGGCTGTCTGGTCGTTGACGGCGATCCCGGACGCTGTCGGCGTCGTGAGGCTGCCGTTGGTGGGGATGGAGCTGTCGCCGAACTGCTGCAGGGTGCGGCGCTCGGCCGCACGGCGGGACAGGCTCATTCGCCCACCGCCCATCCGATGTACACCAGGACCGCGCCGAGGGCGGCGAGGCCGGCCTGCGGCTGCCACCACCATGCGTCGCCCACCAGGCAGCCGAGTCCGGCCACGTCCAGCGCGTCGGTGAGCGTGCGGCGCGGTCGCTGCGGTCGGGGCAGACGTGGGAGCTTCACAGCACCTCCTACAGGTCGGCCCAGCTGAAGAACTGCGGCGTCGGCTCGGGCTCGGGGGCGGTGCAGGCGCGGTCGAGGGCGATGATCGAGGCGACGGCGAGGTCGATCTTCCGGGGGCTGCCCTTGGTCTCCTTGAAGATCATCAAGCCCCTGCTCGTGTTCCGGACGACCGCGTTGCCGAAGTGCCGGGCAAGGCGCGGGTCGTCAGAATGCGTGATCGTCTGATTCATGACGCCCTCGAAAAGCCTCTGCGTGGCGGGCACCATGCGCTGCGGCGACTGGGGGAACTCGACGACGGGCAGACCCTCCTCCTCCAGCACCTGGTAGGTGCGCGCCCACCGCGCCGGGTCGCAGACGATCTCCCGCACGCTCCACTTTCGGCAGGCCTGCCGGATGGCGTCCTCGACCTCCAGGATCGGCACCGACCAGTCCGGCGGGGCCTTGGCCGGGCGTTCCCAGGCCTGGACGACGGCGATGTGAGGGCGCCGGAGCCCGGCGTTCATCTCGGCGGCGAGACGGTCGCGTTCGTCCTCGTCGAGGTCGGCGTGCGCCGGGTCGGCTGGATCGAATTCGAGCGGCTCACCGGGGCGAACGACCACCAGCGCCGTGGAGTCGTTGTTGAACGACCCGTCGAAGCCCAA